CAAGACAATTAATGGAAGCTGATCTTTTAAAAAAGGCAGAGCAAACTCCTGTAAATCAAGAATTGTATATGCTCTTAGAATTTACAAGTGGTCAAGTTGAAAAGATACAAGAGCAACTAGAAGATATGAGCCACAACAAAGTAAACATAACTAGACTTCAAACAGACATGAATAAAGCATTAGAAAGCATAGAACAAATAAAAGACAAGGTTAGACAAAATGGTGGTTGAAACAGTTTTTGCATTACTTATGTTCGTTAATTCAAGTTTAGATGGACACATGATGACAGATGGATTGTCTGATTGCCTTAAATTAAAAAGAGAGGCTGAACGTAATCTTAGTTCATCAAGAGAAAATGTAATTCGCTATGAATGTTCATTTATAGAAGCACAATTAGAAGAAGACTATGAGGGTAATATGAAAATATCTAAAATAATTAGTAAAATAAAATGACTAAAATTTTTTTATTTTTAATGTTGTTATCACAACCAAATCAACCCTCAGTAAAATATAATGCTTTTATATATGCTACAGAACAAGAATGTATTTTTGCAAAAGAAGAATACATGAACGCATATAAAAACAAATCAAAAGAATACAAATCTAAAGTAGTAACAAATGGTTATTGCATACCATTTGAATCTTTTGAAATAACAACATTACAAAAAATAGGGGCATGATGTCTGATTGGGATAAAGAAAGACAAATAATTGCAGAACTAAAAACTGATGTTAAATATATTCGTGAGGACATATCTATTATGCAAAAACAAATAAGAGATTTAACTTCTGTATCTAATAAAGGTCTCGGAGGTTTAAAAGTAGCACTATTTATCGGTGGGATATTAGGAGCAATTTACACTTTTTTAAAATTGATTGATTAATGAAGATATTGTGTATTTCTGATACGCATTATCCTTACGCACACCCAGATCATTTAGACTTTTTACAAGCACTAAAAAAAAAATATAAATTTGGAAGTAAGGATAAGTACGTTATGCTTGGAGACGAGTTGGATTATTCAGCTTTAAGTTTTCATGATTCAGACCCAGACTTGCCTAACAGCACAAAAGAATTAGATTTAGCAAAAAAAGATATTAAAAGATTACAAAAAATTTTTCCTAAATTAAATATCTTAAATTCTAATCATGGGTCTATGGTATATCGTAAACGCAAGTATCATGGTTTTCCAAAACAAGTTATAAAAGATTATGCTGATATTTTGGAAGTAAATAAAAAAAATTGGTTATGGCACGATAGCTTAATTTTAAAAGATAAGTTTGGGAGTTATTACTTTACTCATAGCATGAACGCAGATTGTCAAAAATCAGCACAAGCACTTAATTATGAGGGCTATGTACAATCACATTATCATTCAAAGTTTGAAGTAAAGTTTTTTAGTTCACCAGAGGCACTTAGATGGGGTGCAACTATAGGCTGTCTTATTGACAAAGATTCATTAGCTTTTGCTTATTCAAGAGTAAACATAAAAAGACCTGTACTTGGTTGCATGGTTATTGTTGATGGTGTTCCACATTTAGAACCAATGATACTGAGAAAGGGAAATAAATGGGTGGGCAGACTATAAAAACAAAAGACCCGTTAGTACAAAAAGTATTAAACAGAATGGCAGAACGATCTGAGTCTGGCATGAAAAAATTTGGTGTTTCTATGCAAGATGCTGAACAATCACTAGAGCATTGGATTACAAACACACAAGAAGAATTAAGCGACACAATATTATATCTTGAAAAACTTAAAGAAGAAATAAGGAAAAAAGAAATTTTATGGAGTTTGAAAAACTTAAAGAAGAAGTAAAAGAGCATGAGGGTTTTAGAAATCAAGTTTACAAAGATACGTTAAATAAAAGAACTATCGGATTTGGTCATTTGTGCAGAGATGATGAGAAATGGGAAGACGGAAAAGTTTACGACAACAAGGAATTAGAAAAAGTTTTTGAGGTAGATTTTAGTGTTGCACAAAGAGGTGCAATGTCTTTGTTTAATAATTATGAATCTTTACCGCAACTTGTAAAAGAAGTTTGCATAGAAGCATGTTTTGTTATTGGCACTACAGGTTTTAGTAAGTTTAAAAAAACTTTAGAACTTATTAAAAACGAGCAATACACAGAAGCATCAGAAGAAATAAAATCATCACTTTGGTATCGTCAAGTGCCTCATAGAGTAGAAATGTTAAGTAAAAAATTAAGAGAGGTATAATGTTAAATTTATTAATAAAACCTTTGCTTGGTGTTGCAGGCGATGTTGTTAAAGGGGTTGTAGATACAAAAAAAGCTAAAGCTGAACAAAAGGTTACTGAAATAAAGGCAAAAACTGAACTATTAAACAAACAAATAAAGGGTGAAGTTGATTATGATTTAACAGCTTTACAACAAAGTGGAGATTCATGGAAAGATGAAGCATGGACTATACTTTTTATTTTAATAATTGGCAGTTGTTTTATACCACCTTTTACACCTTATGTTGAAAGAGGCTTTAATGCTTTAAGTTCAACACCTCAATGGTTTCAATTCGCCATGTATGGTGCGATTGGTTCGTCATTTGGTCTAAGGTCTATGACTAAATTTTTAAAAAAATAGGAGGTAATATGAAATTATTACAAGACTTATGGGAACATTTAAAAGAGTGGTCTGATTGGTCAATGAAAGATTGGATTAAAGCAGGTATGGTTGCTGTAATTGTAATCGTAATCATTGGTGCTATGTAATTTATGGCAGACCCAAGACTTAAAAGAGCAGGGGTAAGTGGTTTTAACAAACCTAAACGTACCCCTAATCACCCAAAAAAATCACACATTGTAGTTGCCAAGCAAGGTGACAAAGTAAAAACAATTCGTTTTGGTCAACAAGGAAAGACAGGCGATAAAACTATGACTAAAAGAGCTAAGTCATTTAAAGCAAGACATCGCAAGAATATTGCTAAAGGTAAAATGTCAGCCGCTTTTTGGTCAAACAAAGTAAAATGGTAGGAGTATATGTCATTATATAGAAATATTAATAAAAGAAGAAAAGCAGGAACAAGTAGAAGTAAAAAAAATTCTACAATTAGCCCAGAAGCCTATGCAAATATGAAAGCAGGGTTTCCAAAAAAGAAAAAGAAGAAGAAAAAGAAAAAAAGTTAAGTGACTAAACTTTTTGTACTTGTTATAAGTATATGGGGTTTTGATGGCAATGAATGGAAATACGTTGGCAATCAAATTGTTCTTAATTATCCAATGCAAAAAGAACAATGTTTGGCTATGGCAAAAGATTGGTCTTGGCACGAACAAAATGAATACTATCGTTTTTCTATAGAGTGTCACGAAGAATGAAATCAATAACAGATGATATATTATCTTGGTCTAAAGATTTTTTAGAAAAACCTAACAAGCATATTAACAACTATCCTGTGTGTCCTTACGCAAAAAAAACAAGGTTAGAAAAAAAAATAAAAGTTGTAGAACACCACAACGCAGATACATTTTTAGAAAAAACAATTAACGAGTGTAGTCAATTCTCTAAAAATAATAACAAGATATGTATTGTTGCATGTGATGATTTTAAAATCACAGCAGACGAATTAAATGATTATGTACATACACTTAATCATATATTTGTACCGCAAGATATATATTTAATGGCATCACACCCAATAGATGAAGAAGAAGATTTAGATTTTCTACAAGATACTGAATGGGAAAGTGATAATGAATTTTATATGATTTTAATTCAGTCCTATTCTGAATTAGAAAAGGCAAGTGCATCACTAAAAAAGATAAAATACTACGATAATTGGGATAAAGATTACTATGGTGCAACTGTATTAAAACGAAAGAAATATAAGAGATTGCATGAAAATTGTAAAAGTGACTTGGCTTGATACGAATGAAAATTCTGTTGGTGGTTGGATTGACAAAGAAGAATTAGATAGAGCGAAATGTTGTTCCGTTGATTCACTTGGTTGGTTATATCGTGAAACAGATGATTACGTTATTATTTTAGCTGACAAAGATACTTTTAACGAAGATGATCT